GTCATGCAACTGGCATCAGGCAACATGGATATTAGAATCGAAGAAGTTGTCAAAGAATTTATTAGAAGAAGAAAAAGAAGACCAAGATCTCTTCAAGAGATAAAAGATTTTTACATGATGGAAATGATGTCTAAAGGTGGAGCTGGATCTAATAGAGACAATGTAATGCTAGCTGACTACGAGCCTGGTAAATATGACCCTGAAGAAATTGAAATGTACGAGCAATACAAATACGACATGAACGAGCAAAAACCTGGAATGCCTGTTATGGAAATTGATGACTTCTTAAGATTAGAATTAGGTCAAGCTAGAGCTGGTGTTGCTGCCGGAGGATTACCCGCTATCCTAGGAGTTTAACATGAAGATCGCTGATTACGGGAAGGCGATAACTTCGTACATCGAATCACCTACAACTGCCCAAAAATTAAAATCAAAAGAATCTGCAAACTTATTAGCCGAAATAGATTTTTCTGGAATGACTGTTCCTCAGTTAAGAATATTATACGAAAGGTACACAGGCTCTGGAGCACCAAGAGATCCTAGAGAATTAATAATAGAATTAAAAAGATTAATGAAAAATCTTGATCAAGATGGCGTGCCCTTTGCAACAGGTGGCCGTGTGCATTTAGCAGAAGGATCAGAGGATATTGTGGAGCCACCAAAATCTATGCAGGTAGATACAACTACAAAAGGTCCAGACCTTTTTACATTAGACAAGTTTAAAGACAAAGCCGAGATATACATCTTAGCTTTAAATAATAAAGCGATGCCTTTAAAGGATATAAAATCTGCATTAAATAAATTTACTAAACAAGGACTTAATGATGGTACGTTTACTGTGGATGAAGCAATCAAGGTTGTACAAAATTTAAAATTTGAAGTTCAAGACAGAGCACAGAAACAAAGATTACGAGATAAT